TTTCCTGGCTGCCCACCTTTTTTTCTATGCGAACGTTCGCTTTGTTTATCCGAGCGTTCGCCATCCCACTTGTGAGTGCACTTCCATCTGCGGACAGTGCCCTCTGGCAGATTTAGTTGACTTGCAATCTCAACCAATTTCTGCCCTTGCAGGTACATTTCTTTTGCCTGCTCTATTCTCTTGTCCGGCGCTCTGGCCATGTCTCTCACCACCTTCATTCGTCGGTTTTGGAAAACGAAAAGCAGCCCCGAAGGACTGCTCTTATTTTGTTACATTATTTATTTTTGATCATCAAATTCATCTTCCAATTCTTTTTCTTGAGCACTCTTAATAGCATTACCACTTGAACTTTGAATATGAAAGATTTTATCATCTGAAAATACTAACTCCAACATGTTCGATAAACTTCTATA